ATAGTATCAAGATTCCCGTATGGGTTGTTCTCGACCTTTTTCGTTTCTAGTGGGTTAGGTTTTTCTTTGAGTCGTGCCTCAAGTTGAGTAAGCTTTTCTTCGGCAGCCTTTCGTTTTGCAGTCAATTCTCCGAATCGAGCTACAGCACGGCTACCAAGCTTATCAGCCAGTTCGCGCAAATCTTCCTCGGACATATCGTCCAGGTCTAACTGTGAAAGAACATCTTCGGATTCTGGGGATTCTTCCGATGTTTCTGCTTCCTCGGTATCTACCGATTCTTCAATAACCTCTTCAGTTTCCTGCTCAATAACTTCTTCGGCTTCCTGCTCTTGGGGCTGTTCAGTCCCAGGAGTAAGATCACCAATTCGCTTTTGAGCAAAATCCGTGACGGATATATTTGTTTTGTCCACTGATATTTTACCTGCCTCAGCGTCAGCAGTTGCTATTTCTTCTGTCATAATTTGTCCACTCATTAACGCCGAGCGATGGCGATTTTTGAATTATAACACAGGTAGTTACATGCGCTCGGAATGCTTCTTAGAAAGCTCCTGCCAATTTACTAATTGTAGCACTTGATCGTAAGTAATAATACGACCTGATACCTGTTGTATGTTGTCACTGGTTGCCTCATGCAACTCAGCAATAGTTTCTTCACGTAGTTCGTGAAGCATTTTAATGAAGCGAGCAAACGCCTCGTAGTTATGAAGTGTTTTTATGTCGTCTTGTATTTGCATTATATCTCCGTGGATTGCGTGACGTTAAACAGATTGTAAGTATTTGTCAATAGACCGATACTAGAGACCCTGTGTATCAACCTGACCCATCTGAGCAGGGGCTGTGCCTACTCGTCCGATCTGTGCGTTCTGAGCTTGTTGCATCTGGAACGTGTATTGACCTACATACTTCTGTAACCTGGCGGCAAACGCTTGGTCAGTCTGTAGACGCTGTGCGACATCTGGCTGTTGTCCATATTGCTCTACAACTTGAAGGGCAATCTGAGCACCAGCAGGTCGAGCGGGCATTTCAATACCAGCAAAGATTTTAGCTAAGTCATCGGTAACCTGTTCAACCACTTGTTGCTGTGCGGTCTCGACGGGCTGAAGGATAGCATCAGCCATTACTGGGTCAATGCTTGCGGCAGCAACATCGAGTAGGCTATCTACGTTTAGACGGTTGTTAGCGTTCAACTGATTCAATGCCACAAACTGTTGTAGTTTCTTTTCTACAGTTTCTGGGTCATTGTTCTGAACGTCAAAGTTTACCATGATGTCGAAGTTCTCGTCAGGGTTACCCTTGTCGAAGACTTGAGCATCTGGCACACCAGTTACGCGGAAGAACACTTCGTCTGGACCAAAGCGTTGGAAGCACTTGTAAGCCATCCCAATTACCTCAGCAGTGTGGCTAAGGAACTTATCTACCAAGAACTGCTTCCGTATTTGGCTGATTTGAGAACCTTCGTCTAGCCCTACTAACTTATCCGATAGGTTAAGCAGGGTGTCTTCCATTTCAATGGAACCAGTAGGTGGTGGGGGTGTAGGAGCAAAGTCCAGATCACCCTTACGGCGATACGGGATCAATCTGCCTGGTCCCCAATCGTTGGGAGCTTGACCAACTGGGTGAAGGATGGGAGGTAAAGTAGCTATGCTGTTGCGGTCAACTCGTGAGTCACGCTCAACCTTAACTTGGTTCTGTAGACCACGTAGGATGGATGGAACAGTAGTTGTGTCATACAAACGCTTGCTGTCCTCAGATAGCTTTGTAACTACTACAGGATAGTCTTCGTATCCATTGAGTAGTTCAAACTTGGCATACCCTGGGGCTAGTTCATTACCACTAAACTCCTTGTGGAATACAGTGCAGTAAATGCCCTCTGCGCCATCTTCTGGGTCAATGAGACGTTGGTAGGCATAGCAGATTTCTACCAGCTCATCGGCTTCATACGCATTGTCAGATAGGCTGATGCTGCGACGACCTTCTTGCTCACGCTCAATGGAGTCAATGTTTACACCCCTATACTTAGATATGATGTAGTCTACAAAGTCCTCATCCCATCCATCAGTAACTACCTTATTCTCTAGTTCCTGTGGTGTGTAGTAGGTTTTCCAGAAGCAATAGGGTGCGCGTTGTGGGTCGGTAACGTATGGTGGAAAAAAGAAGTCACCATCTGGCGCAAGTGTTTTAACATCAGGTGCATTGACTTGTCTGCGAACGATAGGTAGTTCAGCGACTCCAGTCTTTCTTAGTTCACGTAACGCCTTCTTGGCGCGTTTCTTTGTTGTTCCTTCAAAGGTTGCTTGGAGCAAGGCAACTAGCTGTTCGTCATCGTTGCCGTTCTGTATAGCGTCAGCAACGTCAGGACTAACCTGTGCAATTTGATTCAAATCCAGTTGTTGCAGTATCCTACGATCTTCTTTCTGCCAACCAATATATGTAATCAATATACCTCGCTCAAGCAAATAATTAGCTCCTAGTTCCATCTCACGGTGAAATCTAGGTATGTATCCAGAGGACACCATCCATTTTAAGAAACCAGAAACTACTCGGCTACGAGCAATATCTCCGCTTTCTACTGGGAATGCCCTGACGTTTGCACGGTTCAGGGATGCTATAAATAATGATACTAACCTTGTAATGCGCTCATCAATGAGGTGGCACTCCATATCGGACGCACCCTCCCAAGGAAAAGCGTCGGCTCCGTGCTTGCGGTGGTCACGGCTCTTGCCTGGCCAGAAGTTTCTGCGGTCATCATAAGATGTGCGGCAGAGGTCAAAGTATGATTCTAGTTCAGTGACCGTTTGGTCATAAGCTAGACGGAGAGTCTTAATATCTGGCTCGTCCTGTAAATATGTGAGAGACTCGGAAACGCTATCAGTTATCATGTTTTGGTTCTAATCTTTTGTGTACGGATTTCAACAACCGAATTGTATAAGTAGATGATACGCCTATTGTATCACATAGCTCTGCATTTGTCATTGGGACTCCTGTCTCGTGTAATATGTATCGTCTTAGCATTTCCCAAGAAGCAAATCTATCTACTTGCTCCCTGCACCAATTACGATTTAATGTGATGTCACTTTCCTTTTCGTACATATCTGTAGCTAGTTCCTAGGTGGTCTGATATTGCTTCAAAAGTTATATCCTTACCTATCAACTTACCCTGCCATTTACGGGGGACAAGCATCGGAACTTTCTTACCAATCTCTTTATTTAAGACGTAGTTATACCGAGGGTTGGGACACTCTGTTAAAACATGACCAGTGTAGTGCTTGGGTATAATCTCTTCAATCATGAAGGACTCTTCTAGGATGGCTGTGCCTTCCTCGTTTACCCATGTATTCTTTCCCTTACCCGTCAATGAACCTTCAGGCAGCTTGTCTTGTGCTATTTCCATAGCGTCTTCAAACTCCACCTCTTGTTCAAGTGCTATCTGCGTTAATTTCTTTTTAGGCATTAGTATCCTCCTTTTCCTTTAGTTGTTGTTTCCATATTATTTGTTGAGAAGTGATCTGGTCCCATTCCACCATTAGCCATACGTAGGTATCGAAGTAAGTCAACAAAGTCCTTTAGTGGCTCGTCTCGCTTACCTTGGTGACCCCAGTTTAGTAGGCTGTATATTAAATTACCACAGGACTCGTGTATGGATAGCAATGGTCTGTTGCTTTCGTCTACTGGTAAGTTTTGGTTGTATTTCATCCACTCGTCAATAGCCGCAATGCCAGAGTCAATGTCAGCTCCGTTCGATGGGACAAAGAACATACCCTTGTCGGCAAAGCTTTCAAACAAGTCAGAGTTGTCCTCGTTTTCACGGGCAAAGTATCTGGAGTCACCTATACGCTCAAAGACCTCTACGCCCAACTCTTCCTCAATCATACGAAACTCATCGACGTAGGACTGCACATCGTATCCAATCTTCTTAGATGCAGGACCAAACTTCCATCGTGGATCACCAAAGATAGCCCACTCACCGTAGCTGTCACGGTCTGGCCACTCTCTAAGGACAGTTACATACCCCTTGCTATCTACTGCTGCCCACAGAGCCACGTAGTTCCTTGCACCAGCGGGGTCAACTACTTGGTAGACCGTATGGGTTTTCTCGGTAATAGCGGGTAGTTTGTCGCAAGTGTGGACACTTGTGTTAAACGAAGGGAACAGGGTGTTCATGCTCTTGACTGGTATGCCGTAAGCACGGGTCAATACTTCGTCCCTAGCACTGTTCTGTAGCTCCTTACGTATACGTTCATACCCACCAAACGGGTTTAGCTCACTATGGAAGTAAACAATCCCTGCATCCTTGGACTTGCTGTATTGAACAAAGGGAACCTCCTCGTTGTCTAGTAGCTCTGCGTTACGTGTCTTACGAGTCTCTGCATCCTTCAAGAACGAAGCCACGAACGGCGTGTAGCCATCAATGGGGGTGAAGGTCATCAGCATCTTAGAGTTACGGGTAACCAAGCGGAAGCGCATGGTGTTTACCAAGTCTCCCTCCTCCAGATACTCATCAAGCCACAGACCAATGTTGTGCCACTTGGGTGTCTTACTACCAATTTCCAAACCCTCAAACTTAGATCGGTTAGCAATGAACTGTGAGTATGTGTGGAAGTAAACAGTAGAACCGTTAGGCAGGATAAAGCTAGCACCAGTAAAGCCATTCTTGAACGTGTAGTTTAAATACTCTACGGTAGACTTAGACTTCTTCTTTAGCTCTGGTGGTAGGTAATTATAAACCGCACGTTGTTGCACACGCACCGACGCATCGTTGTCCTGGGCAAAGCATACAATCTCAGCGTTAGGGTTCTCTAGTGCAGCCTTGACCACACTCCTAGCCCCCATCTCTGTCTTAGAGCTACGGTTACCCCCACTAACAAAGACAGTGTTAACCGTCTCAAAGAACTTGTCTACGTGCTTCCATCCCTCTAGTTCAAAGCCGTAGTGCAAGGGGTCACTCTCCGCTGAACGTATACGTCCCTCGTGAACCTCGTGCAAGTCTGACAGAAGCTTAGGGTCAGCCTCACCTAGAAGAACTATCTCTTCGTCCGTAGGGGCTTTAATTATTGGGTGCTTTGTAAACTCAATAGTCATTCTTCTTCCTCGTCGTCTTGATCGCCCTCAAACTCCCACTCAATCTCTATATTTTCTTCACTGATCTCTTCTTCCATCTCACGCAACAGCATCCTTCCTGCTGGCAGATGGTTGTAGTCAAAGAAGAGTTCTCCCTTGTCATCCATTACAATGAAGCAGTAGTTCTCAAAATGTTCTCCAAGTATCCCTCGTATCTGGTCATAGATAGGCTCATAGCTATCATCTCCGAGTGACCTAGACATCCTCAACCTCAGCCTCTATTACCTTTGCTTGAGCAATCCTATCTCTTGCTGCTTTGATTGTGGCCTCGTAATCATCTTGGGTAAAGACCTTTTCCTCCCTGGTGATCTGAGAGGCTTCACCACGCGCCGTCATGCTTTGCCTATGGCTGACCTCAAGTATCTTGTTCTTCGCTTGTAGAGCCTTGGAGAGGGCTTCAACAGCCTTCCAGTCTTCCTCCTCCTCTGCCCTACAGATACGAGCCATCGTGTCACTAAGACCCTCTGAGGTGTCCATGTATATGCCACCACTAATCTTACCACCCTCTTCCTTCCAGTCTCCTATGTGGTCACACCAGTCAGACTTCAACCTAGCCACTGTGCTAGTAGAACAACCTGTAAGCTCCAGAATCTTCTTACCACTTGTCCCTACTGCTACAAGCATTAAGACCTCCTGTGCCTTGGCAGGGTTACCTACACTCAACGGCGGTCTACCACTGCCGCTAGGCTCCCAAGACTTTACAAAGCTATTGACCGACTCAGAGATGGAGTTTGATAGGTTGGCTAGGGTTTGTTCGTTTTCTTCACTCATCCTTGTATACCATCCGTGTCTTGACTCCACCCTTCTCCTTAACTACTGGGACACCCTTGGGTTTGCCCCAATTAATCTGAGACCAGTTGTCCTCCAGCTTCTTATCATCCCTATTTAATCGCCTGGGTTGGCTTCCTTTAGTAGACATAATCCAAACACAATCATACTTACCTTTCTTTGTCAACCCCCCATACAGATTGGCACGGTTTATGCTATAATACTACCTTAGTCAACCAT